CCGGTCTGACTATCGGGCGGTGTTGGATATCCTCACCGCCCTTGTTGATAGCGAGCTGGACGAGCAGGACAAGGCGGAAGCATCCTTGCGAATCTTCTATCCTGACTTCGAGGAAATGCCAGCCAGAGACTATCAGGAAGCTTTGAACCAGTGCTTCAGGTTCATAGACCGTGGAGAAGAACGCAAAGAAAAGAAGCGAGAACCCGTTTTAATGTCGTGGGAGCAGGACTTCGACATGATTATCGCCCCCGTGAACAGAATCGCCGGGTGCGAGGTTCGGGCGCTCGAGTATCTGCACTGGTGGTCGTTCCTGTCGTTCTATCAGGAGATCGGAGACTGCCTGTTTGCGCAAGTGGTTCGTATTCGAGACAAAAAGGCGCACGGGAAGCCTCTGGATAAGCAGGAACGGGAGTTCTACCGAAAGAACAGGGATATGATCGACCTGAAAGTTACATACACAGAGGCAGAGAAAGACGTTCTCGCCGCATGGGGCATTTCAAAATAAGGTGGTGAGAAAATGGCAGATGGAAGAATCGTTGTTCAAGCGGAGGTTGACGCAAAAAACGCGCAGAAGGAGCTTGATAAACTGACGGCGAAAATCGACAAGATGGAAGCCGAGCTGAAAAAAAGCACCGGAGAGCAAAGTGGGCTGAAATCTCAGCTTGACGCAGCGAAAGAATCTGCAAAACAGGCAGAAAATGCGTTGAAATCGTTGCGGGCGGAATCCGAGCGGCTACGGCAGGTCACGTCCGGCGAAGTGTCTGCGTCTCCGGAGGCTTATATCACAGCATACGGACGGCAGACAGAAGTTTCGGCGCAAATCAAAGAGCAGGAAGCAATATTAAAAGAACAAGACAAGATCGTTGAGAGTTTGGACGGGAAATATGCAAAAATAACGGACAAAGTGATCGCGCAGACTTCCGCTTTGGACGCGGCAAAGCAACAAGCCGGAGAACTCACGGAGCAAATCACAAGCGCAAGCGGCGCAACAGAGCGAATGGAGACCGCTGCGAAGAAGGTTTCCGACAGCATGAACACGTTCAGCAAGCGTGTTTCCGGGCTTTTTAAGCGCGTTCTTGTGTTCTCTCTGATTACTCGAGCGCTGCAAAGTCTTAGAACATGGCTTGGGAAGACCATTATGCAGAACGAGGAAGCGCGCGCGGCGGTTGCGCGGCTCAAGGCAGCGTTTTTGACACTCGCGCAGCCGATTCTTCAAGTCGTGATTCCTGTTTTTGTGAAGCTTGTGAACATTCTGACACAGGTTGTCACAGCGATTGCAAAGTTCTTTGGTATGCTGTCCGGGAAAAGCTGGGCTTCACAGAAATCAGCGGCACAAGGGCTGAATGACGAGCAGAAGGCATTGGAAGGCGTTGGGGCGGCAGCAAAGGATGCAAGTAAAAGCATGGCAAGCTTTGACGAGATTAACCAGCTTACAGACAACACAGCGTCTGGCGCTGGCGGAGGCGGTGGTGCGGCATCAACGGAGATTGCGCCGGACTTCTCGAATCTCGACATGGCAGAAGACAAGCTCCACGATATTCTTGGCTTGGTAGGTGCGATTGCAGCCGGACTTCTGGCGTGGAAAATCGCGAGTTTATTCACGAACGACCTGAGCAAGATTTGGGGCATTGCCCTCGCTGTTGCCGGTGCGTTTGCGCTTGTATACTTCTGGTTGGATGCGTGGAATAACGGAATTGATTTGCAAAACTTCCTCGGGATGTTGGCAGGTCTTGCCGCGCTTGCCGTTGGGCTTGCAATCGCCTTCGGGCCAATCGCGGCAGGAATTGCACTGGTTGTAGGCGGCCTTGCTATGCTGGTTGTCGGCATTAAGGATGTTATCGAAAACGGCTTTAATTTGGTCAATACGCTTACGATCATCGCTGGGCTACTTGCCGCCGGTATCGGCATTTCGCTTCTGACGGGTAGCTGGATTCCCCTTCTGATTGCAGGTTTCCTCGCCGCGCTGGTTGCGCTTGTGTCTTTCACCGGACATGGAGAAGAACTGATTCAGGGCTTGAAGAATATTATAGACGGCTTCGGGAAGTTCTTCAAGGGCGTATTCACAGGAGATATGAAGCTTGCCGTAGAAGGTATTAAGCAGATCTGGGAAGGAATGAAGCAGACGTGGAACGCGATTGTAAACTCCATCAAGGACGCATGGAATATGTTCATTACATGGCTACAGTCAAAATCTCCCGTACTTGCAGCGTTCTTCCAGACGGTTGGGAAACTGGTTTCAGACCTCTATAACAGCGTAAAAGACATCCTGAAAGGCGTTGTTGACTTTGTCGTCGGCGTGTTTACGGGAGACTGGACAAAGGCTTGGGAAGGCGTTAAGGAGATCTTCAAGGGAATTTGGAACGGCATTGTTGCCATCATCGAGGCGGCAATCAACTTCATTATTGACGGTATCAACCTTCTGATTTCCGCTTTGAATACCATTCACTTTGAGATTCCGGACTGGGTACCGATCATCGGCGGCAAGTCCTTCGGCATCAGCATTCCGCTTGTCAGTCAGGTTGCGCTTCCGAGGCTGGCAGAAGGCGCGGTCATCCCGCCGAACCGGGAGTTTATGGCGGTGCTGGGCGACCAGAAGAGCGGAACGAACATCGAAACGCCGCTTGAGACAATGGTGCAGGCATTCAAACAGGCTATGAATGAATCCGGCGGACGGTCGCAGACGATCATCTTGCAGCTCAATGGCAGAGAATTTGCAAGGGCTGTCTATAAGGCGAACAACGAAGAAACGCAGCGTGTAGGCGTAAGGCTGGCGGGGGTGAAGGCATGACAAGTGTTTTGACCCTCGATGGCACGGCGTATCCGAACCTGCATGTAACCAGCCTGAAACGCTCTTTCGCGGTTCTGGACGGCGATAATGCGGGGCGCGTAATGACCGGCGCGATGGTACGCGACATCATCGGCACGTTTTATAACTACAGCGTGGAGCTTGACCCGGTCGGAACTGACCCAGCGGAATATGACAGGTTCTATGAAGCAATCTCCGCTCCCGTCGACAGCCATTCCCTTACTGTTCCGTATGGACAGAGTACGTTGACCTTCGAGGCGTATGTGGCAAACGGAGACGATGAACTGTTGACGGCTTACGGGCAGAAGAATGAATGGGGAAACCTTACATTTAATTTCGTCGCGATGAAGCCGAAGAGGACGCCGCTATGAGTGTAAAAGTTGTGTATGAGGACGTTGCGGTCGGTTCTGCGGCGGCTGCGAGTGTGACAACAAGCGAGGCTATGGGTATTTCAAAAACCTCGCTGCTGCCCTTCGGTGCGTTCGGGGGTCCAGTGGCAACGACGGAGCAGAATCAATGGGTGCTGAACGGCACGCGAAAGCTCAAGCCGAAAACCGAGCCAGTCGGCTTCTGGTCGACACCTCGGAGCGGCGCAGACTGTACGTTCCAAACGCCGCCTACCATTGAGATTTCGCTTGACGGGCAGTTTACATCGCTCGGCATCTACTTCAAATTTGACGGGGAAACCGGGGACTATTGCAGCGACCTGAATATCACGTGGTACAACGGAACAGCGCAGCTGGTCACACAGCAGTTCTTCCCGAACAGCGGAAATTACTTCTGCGAGAAAACTGTGGAACTGTACAACAAAATCAAGATTCAGTTCAACAAAACGAATTTGCCGAACCGACCGATTAAGATATCTTTGATTCTTTTCGGAATCGTTCGAGAGTTCGAGCGGCAGGAGCTTCGGAGTGTTGAGGCAACCGAAGAACTGAACATAATATCCGACGAGTTGGCGATTAACACGCTGGATTTCACGCTGGACAGTATGGAAGACATTGATTTTATCTTCCAAGAGAAGCAGCCCGTTTATGCGTACAACGGAAAGACGAAAATCGGCACGTTTTACATCGACGAATCTACCCGCGTAAGCAAAAACGTATACAACGTTTCCTGCATTGACGCTTTGGGAATTTTGGACGAAGACCCATTCCCGGCTGTTGTTTATTCCAACGCCAACGCGAAAACGGTTTTAGAAAGCATCCTCGGCGGGTATTTCGTCTTGGAGCTTTCGGATGAACTACAGACCGAGAAGCTGACAGGATACATTCCTGATTGCACGAGAAGGGAAGCTTTGCAGCAGGTCGCGTTTGCGCTTCGGGCTGTGGTGGACACCAGCGGAACGGGAAACGTGAAGGTATGGAGACTGTCTGAGGAAACACCGACGGAGATTCCTATGAACCGGCTCTACGTCGGCGGCGAAGTCAGCCAGTCCGCCATTGTGACAGAGGTAAGAGTTACCGCGCACACGTACAGCACGTCCGGAAGCGGAAGCGATACGGTTGAAGTTGGCGGGAAAAAGTATTTCCATACGACGGCGGTCACGGTAAAACAGAACCCGAACATTACGGCATCCACAAAGCCAAATGTCATAGAGGTCAAGGACGCGACGCTTGTCAACGCATCGAACGTTGCGGCTGTGACGCAGCATGTCTTCGACTACTACATGCGCCGCCAGACGCACAGCGTTCAGATCGTCATGGACAAGGAGCTTCCCGGGGACTATGTAGACACCACAACTCCGTGGGATGATCACATTACCGGGACGATAACGAGCATGACTATTAAACTGAGCGGCATCGCGGCGGCTGAGTGCGATATCGTCGGAACGGGGGCTTCTGCATGAGAATTATGAAAACCTTAATTACAGACCGGACGCAGGCTGACGCTTCCTATGCTGAGAAGCTTTACAAGAAGCTGTGGAGCGACTTCACGGAACAGGAAAAGGCAGACTTTGAAGCAGGCTTGAAAGGTTCTTACAAAGCGTCTGACCTGAACCGCGTCGGAACTGCGCTTATTACCATCCGGGACAGGCTAAGAACGCACTGTATCGACGTTCCGGCAGAAGTGCGGAAAGATTACGGCTCTGACGAAGTGCTCGACAAAGACGTTATGGACGCTTATATCGAATCCGCGAACGCTGTATATGACGCAGCTGTCAA